AAATAAAAATCGTCAGTGGCTGAGATATTTTCGCCTCGTTGTGGCGGTCGACAAGGACAATCAGCAGGCGATTGACCTGAGCGAATTTCGATGCAAATTCCGAATCTCGCAGGCCGTTATCGGCAAGCCATGCACTGCGGAGATCACGGTTTACAACGTCTCGCAGGAAACAGTAAACCGCCTCGGCATCGGTACAAATGTCATCGAAAATCAGGGCATGCGCGTCATCATCGAAGCGGGCTATCAGAACCACCACGGCATCATTTTCCAAGGCGATTTGTGGTGGAAATCCGTCGGCCGCGAGAGCGAAACTGAAACCTTCATGCGCCTGGTAGCCGCCACAGGCGACAGGGCCAGGCAGTATGCGGTGGTGAATGCCTCGGTGGCCAAAGGCGCCTCTCAGCGAGAGATCTTTGACAAGGTTGTCGCGGCCATGAAGGAAAAGGGCGTCGACAGTAAGCAGCTCCCAAAGATTCAATTCATGGATTCCAGGCTCCCGCGCGGAAAAGTCATGTTTCGGATGGCTACCGACGCCATGAACGGTATCGCCGACACAAATAATTTTGATTGGGGCTATGGGGTTGACGGCCTTGTCGCCATTCCTAAAACACCGACGTATGACCCTAATGAAAGGGTCATCGTTCTTAATGCCGATACCGGCTTGATCGGGCGCCCCACGCTGGACGAGGACGGCCTTGACGTCCAGGCGCTCCTTAATCCGGACCTGGAAATCGGCGCCAAGATTCAAATCGATAACGCCTCGGTACAGCGAAACAACTACGACACAACCGTGTCGGAGGACGCAGTTACGAAAAATCAGGCGGTAACGGACGCATTTCTATCGGCGGATGGCGTGTATCAGGTGATTTCCCGCGAGCACGTGGGCGATACCCGTGGCGAGGATTGGTACACAAATTTGATCGTCGTGGGTGTTAATTCAGCCAGCAGACCGATTGCTCCATCTGTTTTTACATACACATCGAACTGAGGGCGCTATGGATTCAACCGCAACAATTTTTGACCCGAATCGATTTTCTGAGAAGGCTACAAACAGCAGGCTGACACAGGTATGGACCGCGCTCCCGGGGATCATCCAGAAGTTCGATGCGGGCGCGCTGACCTGCGAAGTTCAGCCCGCGATTAAGGGCCGGGTGACGCAGGAGGATGGCTCGATCCAGCTCGTAAATATGCCGCTTCTTTTAGACTGCCCTGTCGTGTTTCCCCACGGCGGCGGATGCTCCCTCACGTTCCCGATAAAAGCCGGGGACGAGTGCCTGGTCGTATTCGCCTCCCGGGGAATAGATTACTGGTGGCAGCTCGGAGGAATTCAGCCGCCTCCGGAAGCCAGGATGCACGATCTATCGGACGGGTTTGTTATTCCCGGCCCGTGGTCCCAGGCTAGAAAAATCGCTAGTGTGAGCACCGGTGCCGTGCAGTTGCGCAGTGACGACGGCGCGGCCTTCATTGAGCTCAACCCCGGCAGTCATAACGTTAAGTGCAGGACGTCCGGAGATTTTTCCGTGAAGTGTAAAAATTTTACGGTTGAGGCCTCCGCCGGCGCCAGCATTAAAGCCCCGGCGATCCAGCTCGAAGGACCGCTGACCAATGCCGCAGGAGCGGCCGCGCAGATGGCGGGTGGCGTGGAAACAGACGCCGACGTTACTGCCGCGGGCATCAGCCTCAAGTCTCACGTCCATTCCGGCGTTTCTACTGGCTCCAGTAATACGGGAGGGCCTAAATGAGAGTAAGACGAACAACGGCCGACGGCGATATTTGCTTCGGCCACAATGCAAACGATTATTTAGTCAATACGCCCGAAGCTGTGGCCCAAAATGTCCGGACACGCCTCGCACTTTGGCAAGGGCAGTGGTTTATCGACACGGACGAGGGTACGCCCTATCTGCAGCAGATTTTAGGCAAGCAAAGCGCGGCTGATCTCGTAATCAAAAGCCGCATTTTGGAAACCCCGGGCGTTCAGCAAATTGATGAGTTTGAGGCAGTGCTTGACCCGAACACACGGCGCCTGACCATACAAGTCAACCTCACCACGGATTACGGTCCCGCAAGTATTAACGGAGAAATTACATGATTGATGATCCGGTTTTTTCGGTTACTGAGACAGGTATCTCAGCTCCGTCCTATGAAGAAATTTACGAATACCTAAAGGGCCGCATGCGGGCCATTTTTGGCGATGACATCAATCTGGACGCTGACACCCAGGACGGTCAAATGGTCGGCATTGTGGCGGCAGCTATCTCGGATGTGAACGCGCAGGCGATCGCGGTTTATAACGTATACAACCCGACTACGGCCAAGGGCGTAGCCCTGGATTCTGCGGTGAAAGTGAACGGCATCACGCGCCAGGCCGCATCACACTCTCAGGTAGACCTCCGGGTCGTCGGCCAGGCAGGCACCCATATTGTCAACGGCGTGGCCCTGGACGAGGCAGAGAATAAATGGAATCTGCCCGCCGACGTCGTGGTGCCGCCTGCCGGGGAAATCACGGTAACTGCAATTGCTGCAGAAGAAGGTGACATCCGGGCGCCCGCGGGTACTGTCAACCGTATCGGAACGCCGACGCTCGGCTGGCAAACCGTTGAAAATATTCTCGCGGCCGAGCCCGGTGCGCCGGTGCAAACGGACCTCGAGCTTCGGTTGCAGCAGTCAAAATCGACAGCGCTCCCCAGCGTTTCTCTGTGGGAAGGCATTATCGGCAGTCTGCTGACCACCGCCGGCGTGCGACGTGTTAGCGGCATTAAGAATGACGGCGATACTCCGACATCGGAAGGCGTCCCCGGACATTCGATCGCGATGATCGTTGATGGCGGGGAAGTAGCCGATATTGCAAAAACGATTTTTCTAAAAAAGGGCGAAGGCGTCGGAACTTATGGCTCCACGTCATACAACTATCTGGACACTTACGGCTTCCCCAATACGATTAAATTCTCACGGCCTACGGTTGTGCCGGCCTATTGCAAGCTCACGATCGCACCCGCCGCGGATTATCTTTCCAGCGCCGAGGACGAGATCAAGGCCCGGATCGTTGCGTACATCAATTCTTTGGACATCGGAGAATCGGTAAACATTGCCCGGGTACTTGCCAGCGCTGTAAAAACAGATGCCGGGGTAGTGGACGAGCGCTTTAGCGTTGAGGCCATTACGCTCGGCCGCTCGGCTACAGGGCAGACTGCAGCTAGCCTCGTAATTGCATGGAATGAGGCAGTTTCATGTGCTCCTGAAAATGTGACGGTGGAGGTGCAGACATGAGCGATGCAAATCGTTATACCGAGTTGATTGCCGGAGCGCATTTTGATAAGCCAAAGTACCAGCAATTTATTTATGAGCTGACCGAACCGCTAAACGAAGCAAGAAAACGTTTGGCGGTTTTTTATAAGCATTTTGACGTTGACACTGCTGTAGGTGTCCAGCTGGACGCGGTCGGCGTGCGTGTCGGAATCTCCAGGCGCCTGCCTATGAAGTTGGTCGGCGTCTATTTTGCCCTAGACGATGTCGATGGCGTCGGCTTCGACAAAGGTGTGTGGAAAGGGCAGTTTGATCCCTCGGACGGCATGGTGACGCTTGACGACGAAACTTATCGCGCAGTGATTAAAACGAAAATCCTCGCGAATAAATTCGACGGCAAAAACGAATCGGTCCCCGAGTTTTTAAACACGGCCCTCGGATATTTCGGCGTTCCGGCAAAGTTGTTTGATTTCCAGGATCAACAGAATATGCACGTGGTGATCAATCTCACGAAAAGCGAAACCCCGCCGATCGTTTGGGAGCTCATAAGCCGCCGATTAATCGACATTGTGGCGGCAGGCGTCGGTATGCAGATTGTCGATAACGTGCCTTACTTCGGCTTTGACTACGAAACGGCCTCAGTCCAGGGCTTCGATTCAGGTCACTTCTTCCCGTTTGAAAACTAAACATTCATTTATCTCATCAGCCTCGCGAATAGCGGGGCTTTTTTATTGGGTGCGATATGACAACCATCAATGAATTCCTTCCTTTCGCAGATCAAAGTAATGCCAATTTGATTCCCTATGCCGAATGGGTAAGTGCCGCAAAGCGTCTTACCGGTTTTGTTTCGGGTATTGCGAAATCCAACGAAATGAATCGTGTTTTTGCGCAGGGCGCCCAGGCCGGCTATGCGATCGCAAAATTTATCGAGCGAACCCTAAGCGAGGACGTTTACGTCGCAGACGGGG